GATCAGAAGCAGGTGGAGAACCAACAGAACAATTTCTTTGTTGGTTCGACGGCTGACCTTCAAAAAATGCTACAGAATGAGAAAGTGATCGATGTCGATTCAACAGACTGAAAATTATCTCGGCAATCCTAATGTCAAGCGAGATGGAGTTCAACAAGAGTGGACTCAAGATCTTGTCGTTGAATACGCAAAATGTATGCAAGATCCTGTTTACTTTTGCCAGAAGTATGTTAAAGTAATCTCACTTGATCGTGGCCTCGTACCTTTCAAACTATATCCGTATCAGCAGGATATGTTTAATCACTTCAACGATAATCGATTTAATATTGTACTTGCATGTCGACAGTCTGGTAAGTCAATCTCGTCATGTGGATATCTACTTTGGTTCGCGCTATTCCATTCAGAAAAGACAATTGCGATTCTTGCAAACAAAGGTGCTACAGCTCGCGAGATGCTGTCACGTATTACCTTGATGCTCGAGAATCTACCATTCTTTCTACAGCCTGGGTGTAAGGCACTCAATAAAGGATCGATCGAGTTCAGTAATAACTCACGAATCATTGCAGCTGCTACATCCGGTTCTTCTATTCGTGGTATGTCAGTCAACTTACTTTATCTCGATGAGTTTGCGTTTGTTGAACGAGCTGCTGAGTTCTACACATCAACTTACCCAGTAGTTTCAGCTGGTAAAGACACAAAGATTATTATCACATCTACCGCAAATGGTATTGGTAACATATATCATAAGATCTGGGAAGGCGCTGTTCAAGGTGTTAACGAGTTCAAACCATTTCGAGTCGACTGGTGGGATGTTCCTGGCCGTGATGAGAAATGGAAACAACAAACTGTAGCAAATACGTCTCAACTACAATTTGATCAAGAATTTGGAAACACCTTTTTCGGAACAGGCGATACTCTTATTGGTGCCGAGACGCTAATGTCTTTAAGAGCAAGAAATCCAAAGAGAGCGATTGAGGGTGGTGATCTACTTGTTTATGCAGAACCCGAAAAGCGTCATGAATACATTATGACTGTTGACGTAAGTAAAGGAAGAGGACAGGACTATTCTACTTTTAACTTGATCGACATTAGCGTTCGCCCGTTTGAACAGGTTGCTGTATATCGCAATAACACTATCTCGCCTATCCTCTGGAGTTGTGTGCAATGGTTTATATCATGAACTTGAGTACGAGAACGTGCACGTAACATCAGCGGTGAAAGCATCTGGTCTTGGCATCGAGATGAATCGAAAGGTAAAGAGACTTGGCTGTTCTGCAATTAAAGATATTTTAGAGAATGGTAAACTCAATATTGTCGACGAGAATACGATTCTTGAGATCTCTACATTTGAGGCAAGGGGACAATCATATGAGGCCTCTGACGGAAATCACGATGATTTAATGATGAATCTAGTCATGTTTGGATACTTTGCGTCGACACAGTATTTTGGAGATATGACTGACATTAATCTGAAACAAATGATCTTTGAGCAAAGAATGCAAGAGATCGAGGAAGATGTAGTACCATTTGGATACATTGACGATGGCTCGCACCATATCAGACACACAGAATCTGAGATTGGACCTTGGGCGATTGAACATGATCCAAATTTGTAATTATATAAATAATACTGAATTGAGACTTCAACCGTATTATGATATCATATAATTTATAACGAGGAAAAAGACATGGCACTTTTTGCACCTTCAGAATCTCCTGCGGTTGTCGTAAGGGAGATTGATTTGACTGGTGGCGTACCCAACGTCCAGTCAACAACAGGCGCATTTGTCGGAACGTTCACCTCAGGTCCAGTTAATCAACGAGTTCTTATTCGAAATGAGAATGAGTTGGTATCGGTCTTTGGTGCACCAAACGATAGTAATGCAGTAGACTTTCTAACAGCAGCACAATTTCTGAGATATTCAGGATCGATGTTTGTTGTCAGAGCAATTGACTCTGATACAACCTTTAACGCGGCTGACAGCGACAATGCTGTGTACATTAAAGATCAAGATGCTTTTGATGCGTATTCGGGATCAGCACAAGTTATTGCTAGAGACCCAGGTACTATCAATAACAGTATTGCTCTTAAGTATTTCAAAGCGGATAGCGCTAGCGGCACAGCAGATTTTGCATCTTGGGCATATGCTTCAAGCTTTGACGCAGAACCTACTACTTCACCATCAGCCACAGCCGCTGGATCATCATTTGATGAACTCCACATCGCTGTCGTAGATAGTGATGGTTTAATCAGTGGTACTCGCGGAACAGTTCTTGAAACATTCCCGAATCTTTCTATTCTTTCAAACGCAAAGAATGATGAAGGCGTATCAGTTTTTGCAAAGGAAGTAATCAACAACACATCTGATTATATCTACTTGAAAGACTTGACAAGTGTTACGAACTTTGGAACTGCAGTTGCATTAAGCACCAACTATAGCCAAAACGCTGATTCATCAATCGCGTTGGCAGGTGGAGCAAACGGCAGCGCAGTTAGCTTAGGCGATGTACTTGCTGGATACGATCTTTTCGAAGACAAAGATCAAGTTGAAATTGACTTCCTGATCGCAAGAGACATGGCAGATTCACCTAATCAGATTACATTGGTCAACGATCTTGTTTCTACAGCTCAAGCAACTCGTAAAGATTGTGTAGTAGTTGCATCACCAACGAGTACTGCAATTGTTGGTGTAGCTGATGATCGTACCAAAGTAACTAATGTTGTTGCTCAGACTGGAAGCTATACTAGATCTTCTTACCTCGTTGTAGATAACAACATGCTTAAAGTATACGATAAGTATAATGACAAATATCGTTACATTCCAGCGTGTTCTACCGTCGCAGGAGCGATGGCAGCGACCGATATTAATCGTGCAGCTTGGTTCTCACCAGCTGGATCACGTAGAGGTCAAATGCTCGGAATCACTTCACTTGCGTATAGTCCGACTAAGGGTCAAAGAGATACTCTCTATAAAGCAGGTGTTAACCCGATTGCAAACATTCCCGGACAAGGTGCTCTTCTCTTCGGCGACAAGACATTCCTTGGAAGACCTTCTGCGTTTGATCGTATCAACGTTCGTAGATTGTTCCTCATCTTGGAAAGAGCAATTGGAAGAGCAGCGGAGCAAGTTTTGTTTGAATTCAACGATGAATTCACAAGAGCAGAATTTGTCAATATCGTTGAGCCAGTATTAAGAGAAGTACAAGGCAGACGTGGTATTACGGACTTTAGAGTAGTGGCGGATGAAACCAACAATACTGCTGAAGTAATCGACCGTAATGAATTTAAAGCTGACATCTTCATCAAGCCAGCACGTTCAATCAACTACGTAACTCTAAGCTTCGTAGCTGTTAGAACTGGTGTGGACTTCGAAGAAGTCGTAGGTACGGTTTAAGGAGATAGAAAATGGCAGTTTTAGGAGTAGATGACTTTAAGTCAAAGCTCAGAGGTGGCGGTGCTCGTCCTAATTTATTTAGAGCGACAATCAACTATCCTGGGTATGCCGGTGGCGACACAGAATTGACAAGTTTCCTTTGTGAAACAGCTCAGTTGCCTGGTTCCACCATTGGTACAATCGTTGTTCCATTCCGTGGGCGTCAGTTAAAGATGCCTGGTGATAGAACATTCGCACCATGGACCGTTACAATTATCAATGATACAGACTTTGATGTTCGTAACTCAATGGAGCGTTGGTCAAACGGAATGAATGCACACTCAGCAAATACAGGATTGACTGCGCCAATCGCGTACGAAACTGATTTGTTTGTTGAGCAACTTGATAGAGATGGCACATCGTTAAAAAGGTATAATCTTCGTGGAGCATTTCCTACAGAGATCACACCGATCGACGTAAGTTACGCATCTAACGATGAGATCGAAAGATTCTCGGTTACTTTCGAGTTCCAGTACTTCGAAACCGATACCACGTCGTAGTTATACATATAGAAAAGGGACTAGGTTCGCCTAGTCCTTCTTTCTAATTTAAGGAACAAAAATGGCAGAAGACAGAGGCCTCAGATTATTTGGTTTTGAAATCAAGCGAGCGAAGGAAGAAGACCTTACAAAAGCTCCCTCGATTGTTCCGCCACGTGATGACGATGGTGCTGGATATATTACAGCATCTGGTATGCACTATGGGCAATACCTTAATATCGACGGTGATGATTCAAAAGATAACTATCAACTTATTATGCAGTATAGAGGATTGGCTCTACACCCAGAAGTTGATATGGCTATCGAAGAGATTGTAAACGAATCAATTACGATTTCTGATCAAGATATGATTGTTGATGTCAATATGGATAACGTTGACATCTCTGATTCAATTAAGAAACAAGTAAAAGAAGAATTCGATAACATCTACGCTATGCTAGATTTCAGTGACTATGGTCATGATATTTTTCGTAGATGGTATGTAGATGGTAGACTCTACCATCATCTCGTCGTTGACGAAACTAATTTAAAGAACGGTATTAAAGAGATCAGGCCGATTGACGCATCAAAGATGCGCAAGATCAAGCAGGTAAAAACAAAGACTGATCCTGGCACCGGCGCAAAGATTATTGAAAAGGTAGATGAGTACTATGTCTATCAAGAAAAACCAGGCAGCACTCAATCGAGTGGAGTAAAGATGACAGAGGACGCAGTCTCGTACGTCACCTCAGGTCTCTTAAACGAAGATCGTAAAAAGATCGTATCGTATCTCCATAAAGCTTTGAAGCCAATTAATCAATTAAGAATGATGGAGGACTCACTTGTCATCTATCGTTTGGCACGTGCTCCAGAAAGAAGAATCTTCTATATTGATGTAGGTAACCTTCCAAGAGGAAAAGCCGAGCAATACATGAAAGATATCATGACAAGATATCGCAATAAGCTTGTCTATGATGCGTCGACTGGTGAGATTCGAGATGATCGTAAACACCAATCTCTTCTTGAAGATTTTTGGTTACCACGTAGAGAAGG